TGATTTGTCTATCAACTCCTCTGCTGATTTAAAAGCACCACAACTAAAATCTGTTGGTGGTGATTTGTCTATCTACTCCTCTGCTGATTTAAAAGCACTAAAATCTGTTGGTGGTTATTTGTCTATCAACTCCAAAATTTCAATAAATCTAGCTAAAAATTTATGGGGAGCAAATAGAAAAGATATTAAAAAAGTATGGAAAGTAAATGAATTAGTCCCAGAATGGCTAATAAAAAGACTTTCTACTAGAGAAAATACAGAATACTTTATAGGAAACACTAAATTTAATTTAGAATGGTTTAATAAAATAAGAAAAGATGAATTAAAAGCCGAAGAAGTTTTCGCTATAGACAATGTAGAACATCGCAGAATTGCCTATCAGTTTATGGATAAATCTAAAATGAAAGAATTAAAAGATTATAAAGTTTTGGACGAATCAAAAGACGAAAAAGGGAAACCAGTGAAAATAATTTCGTTCAATATTCAAAATATGAAAGAAGATTTAATCTTTTATAATTGTTTTTGCCCTAGCACAGGTAGAGAGTATTTCTTACAAACAAAAGAAAAAACTTGGAAAAAAGCTAAAGATATGGGTTTTGGATTAGAAGATGTTGAGTGGGTCAATGAGTGGTAGTATTATCAATTTTAATGATAGCTTTTAAAAAAAATGGATAATTTAGCTCAAATTTGGAACAGCACAATAGAAAAGAAAGACAAACCTATTGAACCCCGTGAAAGACTTTTTGCTAGTGAATTAGGTGGTTCTATGATTGATAGGTGGCATAAATTGAAAGGAACTCAATACACTAATTCACCAAACAGTCGTTCAATGAGAAAATTTGTTGCTGGTGATATATGGGAAGATATTGTTAGGGGTGTTTTAATTAAAGCTGGTATTCCATTTACATCACAAGATAGAGTAGAACTAAAATACGAAGGATTATTACCAATTACTGGTAAAGTGGATTTCATTATAGGAGGTAAAATTGACTATACAAAGGCACTAGAACGATTAGAGGCAGAAGATATGCCTGACTACCTAAAAAGACCTGCTAAGGCTATTCTTGCCTCATTACAAGCCAGTTATCCCGATGAGATACCTAAAAAGGTATTAGAAATTAAAAGTGTTGGCTCGTTTATCTTTGAAAGTCTTGAAAGTCAAGATAATCCTAGAACTCATCATATGCTTCAAGGTGCTATATATAACCTAACTACGAAACTTCCAACTGATATAGTCTATGTTTGTCGAGATGATTGCCGATTGCTTCAATACTCAATAGACAAAATTGTGCCAGATTTAGAAAAAGAAATTAAAAAAGATTTAGAACAGATTACGAAATATCACAAAGACGATATTGAACCCCCAAAAGAAGAATTGATAATAATGGAAGCTGGAAAATTTAAGACAAATTGGAAAATACAATATAGTCCATACTTAACAATGCTTTACACTTTAGGAGATAAAAAAATAGAAACTCCCGATGAATATTTTGAAGCAATTAGTCCACTAGTATCTTCTTGGAATCGTGTAATTACTCGCATTAAAAACAAAGACAAAATGACACCAAGTAATTTAGAGAAAATTGAAGAAATGAAAAAGTATGGGTTTGAAACTATTATTAGTAACTTAATCAAAGCAAATGAAGTTGCTAAATAAAACGAATATGTTATACTTTAGTAATGAGAAAAGGACAAAAACATTCAAAGAAAACAATTAAATTATTAAGCAAATCGCATAAGGGAATAAAGACTTGGAATACAGGAACGGGAGAGAAAAAAGTTTATGTTTGTGAAGTATGTAAAAAAGAATTTTCTGATTATCTGTGCAATAAGAGAAAAGTATGTAGTAGAAAATGCAGAATGAAGTATATGAGTTTAGTAATGAAAGGACACGAAGTATCACAAACAACAAAAGATAAAATAGGGAAAGCACAGAAAGGTATAAAACGAGGAAGGATTAAAGATACTTCAAATTATGGACACACTGCTTGGAATAAAGGATTAAAAGGTTTTATGGCGGGTAGTAAAAATGGTAATTGGAAAAATGGTATCAGTGTAAATGTTCATTCAACAAAAGAACCAAAATATAGAGAATGGCGAATGAAAGTTTATACACGAGATAAATTTATATGTAGATTATTAAGTAATAGATGTAAGGGTCAATTACAAGCACATCATATTAAACGCTGGGCAGATTATCCAGAGTTAAGATATGAAGTTAATAATGGCATCGCTTTGTGCCAAGCTCATCATCCAAGAAAAAGAGCTAAAGAGAAACGACTAGAAAATAAATTTAGAAATCTAGTGTCAGTATCAAAAGAACAAAATTAAGACATCAAAAGCGATAATTAAAGCAGCAAATATTTATCCAAGATTAAGACTTTTTACCAAGACGCCAAAAGGGTTAAAAAGCACAGGGAAACATCAAGTAAAACTTATTCTTGATAAAGAATTAAAGGGAACAGATTTTATGACTAGCAAAGAAGTTGATAAAGTTCGTTATTTAGTGGAAGAAAATGGAGAAAAGAAAATATTTGAAAGAAATAAATTTAATAAAAGTGGAGATGTAGATTATTTAGTTGTTAGGTTATCAGAATATGAAGAAGGAGCTGAAATTTTAATTGAAGGAACTCGTAAAGGAATTAAAAATGTTGTCAATATCTCGTCTGTGGTCGGTGGCGAACAGGTTGAAATAGATGATGTTGAAAATGAAGAAGACCATTTAGAAGATATAAATTTAGATGAAGAAAATACCAACGGATAGTTTCCAATTTAAAATTGCTAAAGTAAATGGTAAAAAAACTGTTGAACTTTTATCTCGCCCATATTATCAGCAATTCCTAGATAACAAAACAAAGGAGGGAGATGTTGGAACTTTAATAATTACATTAAAAAAACCAACAAGAAGTGAGCAACAATTAAGATATTACGCAGTTTTGATTGGATTTATAGCAGACTATACAGGATATACTTGGGAAGAATGCCACGATGCTCTAATGAAATTAAAATGGGGAACTAGAAAAATAAAAATCGGTAAAGATGTAGTTGAAGTAAGAAAATCAATTTCAAACGGAGCAAGATTTGCAAAAATAGATATGATAGAACAGATAGAGTTTGCAATGGAAAAATGTTTAGATTTAGGAATAACAGTTCCAAGTAAATACGAACTTGGATATACAGATAATTAGTAATTAACGAGCCATAGCAAAGCTCATAAAATAAATTATAATAAAATGACTATCTACGACAAAATCAAATTAAAACTAGAATTTTGGATAGATTTCAGAGAACGCCGATTTAGGAGAGAAAAACTAGCTATTTTAACTTTGCGAGATATGGGAATTGAGTATAAAATTAAAGACAATATCCCTTTGACTTTAGAAGAATTAGCCGAATTTGCTTCAAAATATGATAGTTATCGGCACGAATACGATGCTGTGCAAAAAGATAATAAAGACTTAAGAGGTAGTGATTATGATGACGGTAAAATTTTGGCTCAAGAAAAACAATTAGAGTTTGGTTATGAAAGTAATTTTAACAATAATGTGCGAAAGTTAAAAACATTATTCACTAAATAAAAATATATGGCAGAAGAGTTGAAAAAAAGAATAAATGCAAAAAAGAAAGGTAATATTTGGGAGAATAATTTTGCTAATTGGCTTAAAGATAATGGTATCAAAGCATTTAAAGATACTATGTCTGGTGGTGGTAATAGAGAAAAAGGCGACATTTCTAATGATTTAAACTTACACATAGAAGTAAAAGGAGTAAAGAAAATAAACTTGTTAAAAGTATGGAAAAAAGCTATAATGGAATGTGAGAAAACCCATAATAACCCTTTAATTGCAATACATTTTGACGGAATGCCTAATGATAGATTTCTCGTAGTAATTGACAATTATAGTTGGCTGGAACTTCTTAAAAAGCCCGTAGATGAAAAAGTAGTAGCGGAATATAAAGAAGAAAATAGAAATCAAAAGTATGTTATTGAAAATGCAATATTAGCACTTAAAAGACTCTTAAAAACCTATGAAGCCTAAAACAATTTCTATAAAACTTCCTAAAGGATATATACCAAATAACAGGATATGTTTAGAAATAAGAAAAAATGGCACATATTTAAAATTGGGGTTGATAAAAAAATCTTTTGTAGAATTATTAAAAGAACTCGCAAAGAAATAATATGAAAACTGAAACCCCCCAACAAAGACTAGAACGCCAAAACAAGGCTTGGAGAAAACTGATAAGAGAAATTTCGTATAAAGATGCTGGAGAATGCTTCAGAAAGAATATGTTTTGGAGAATACAAGGTCGGGTGGAAATAGTTAAATAATTATGTCTAAATACCTTACAAAAGAAGAAGTAGAAAAAAAGTTTAATGAGAAGTTTGCAAAAATAGATGTAAATGAATGTGCTTATGATGAAAATGATAATATTGTTAGAATACCTCATAAGATAAGTGAAGAAGATATATCAAAACTTACTATCGTAAAATGGGACTGTATGTTTGGTGGTCATAATTATTCTGTTCTTTTAGAAGAAAGACCTAATGAATACGAAGTAATTGAAAATAGGTCAACAGAGGAAAGGTGTATATGGGAATATTTTTATTTAAAATTAAATTTTCCTGAGAGAAAAGTTAGTTTTAATATTAAAAAACTATGAAAAAATATCATTGTGCTATGCTAGGTTGTAATAACGAGGTCGGCTTTATGGATAAATACTGCAGTCCTTTACATAAAAGGATTTCAGACCATTGTTATACCGGTGAAACGCTCTCTCAATATTGGGTCAGAAAAGCGGAAATGCTTAAAAAAAGAAGGCAAAAGACACTTAAAAATGCTTGACATTAGAAATCAAAGCTGATAAACTTAAAGAATTACAAATTAACTACAAAAGTATGAAAAACAAAAATATAACTTCTATTATACAAATTTTAACTCCACTTCCATTGGACTTAGAAAAAAGTTCTGCTCGCAGGCGTTTTATTAGACATTTAAAAGGTTTTAAAGAAAATTTTGAATTAGAAGGAGAATTTTTACGCCAAGAACTTGGAGAAAAGAACCCCGATGGCTCTTTAAAAGTGATAGACAAAGTAGTCCAGTTTACTAAAGAAAATAGAAAGAAATTTGGCGAAAAAGCGGAAGAATTAGATAATTTAGACATAAAAATAGACTGGACTGGAGAGGAAAAAGATAAAGAAACAGTAATTAGTCTATTAGAACAAGAAATATTAGATTTAAAAACTCCTAAAAAGATTAAGGAAGAAAAAACATTTACCGATACAGAAATTCAATATCTTGAAATTTTAGAAGAAATAATAGAAGAATTAAAATAATGGAACCAACAACTGATCCAAAATCAATCATGCTACAAGACGGAACAGAACTTATCCCGCTTGAAAAAGCAGAGAAATATAAACTAGAACTAGAATTATCGGAAGTTTTAAAGAAATACAATGCTACTTATTTACCAGTAATCAAGAAAGATACCTCAATAACTCATGAAACAATCAAAGCAACATTATTTTTATTAAAGATAAAGGATAAAGAAATTAAAAGTCCTTATATAGAAAATGGAGAATCAAATACAACAAAAGAAACTCCCGAAGTTAACTAAAAAACAAAGAGGTTTTGTTAAAGACTACGTTTTAGAAGAAAATGGCACAAAAGCAGTTTTAAATCATTACGATGTAAAGGATGAAACAGTAGCATCAAGTATATCAACAGAAAACCTTAGAAAACCTTATATAGCAGAAGCGATAGAAAATAAAAGAAAATCACTAAAAGATGCACTTATAGACAATGGAGTAACAGAAGATTTTTTAGCAAAGAAAGTAAAAGTTTTATTAAATGCAACTATTGGAGAAAATGAAAAACCTGATGTTAATGCTATTGATAAAGGTTTAAAGCATAGTTTAAATATTCATGGAGTAGAAGATATAGAAAAACCAAAAGAAAATGTCTATAATTTCTTCTTTGAGCCAAAGTTTCAACAAAACATTAAGAACTATGATCAGAATTTAAAAGAACAAATATTAAATAAAGATGTTGAATAAATTAAAAAGAGCATATAGGTTATGGACTTTAGCAAATAAAGATCCAGAATACTTAAAAGCTATTGAGGGCTTATCTAAAGAAGATATTAAGAATATTCCAGACAGAGGAGATGGTAGAGCTATCTTTATTCCTTATATGTCCGAAGAAGAAAGAGACAAGTATTTACACGACCAATTGCCAGTTTGGAAAAAGTTTAATGAAAGACTAAAGGAAATAATTAAATAAATGGAACATCCAGACGTAGTAAAACTAGAAAATAGACTAAACAAAGTCTGGGAAGACAGAGATATTGAAGCTCAACGAGAAGCTATCAAGAAAGAATTTGATGTCAACGAGGATATTCCGCCAAGCATATTCTGGTGCAAGAAATGCAAAGAAGATTATTTTCCAAAGCGAGTAGTCAAAGTAGAACAGAATGATTGGAATACACACGGAGTATTTAGGTTCTGGCGTTCAAAACATTGTGGAGTTTGGAATGTTCGCTTAATAAGTCAAAAGTTAAGAGATAAGTTTTTTATTAAAAGTCCGTCTGTCTGTCGGGATAGACGTTTAAATATAGAAGCTCTTTTACAGCCAGGTGAAACGGGCTTTGATATGTTGTATCACAAGAATGTATAACGATTATTATTTACTTAAAAAGATAGAAGAAGTAGAAGGCAATGTAGCTTATGCTTCTGTTCAGGATAGTTTTACTTATATGGGAGAAGTGGTAGAAACACCTTATCCTAATTCATCTGCTACAGGAACACTTTATGATAAAAACACTCTTTCAGTAGGCGATAAAGTTATTTTCTTAAAAGGAAGTGGTGAAGACATAGGAGAATTAAAAGCTGTTAAGTTTGAAGACATCATTAAAAAGATATGAAGAAAATATTATTTAACAATAAAGGCAGAAAAAAGATTTTAAAAGGGATAAACTTAGTCTGTGATACTGTCGCTCCAACATTAGGAGTAGTTGGGAAGAAAGCTATTTTAGATGCAGGACATCTTGACCCGATTATAGCTGATGACGGCTCAAAGATTTTAAATATGATAGAGATTGAAGACCGCTATGAGCAAATGGGTAATCGTTTGATGCGTAAGATAGTAAACAAAATGCATCACAAAGCAGGAAGTGGTAGAACTACAAGTGCAGTTTTGGCTAGAGCTTTTGCTAACGAAGCTTATAAAGAGATTAAAAAAGGCAAAGACCAGCGAGAAATAGTAGAACGCTTAGAAAAAGGTTTAAAGCAAACACTTGATATACTCTCAAAATTAAAAAGAGAAGCAAAAGACGAGGACATAAAACGCCTTGCTCTGACTGAAAGCTTAGATGAAGAAATAGCTGAAATAATCTCAAAAGCAATAAAAGAATTAGGTAGAAATGGAGTTATTACAGTGGAAGAAAGCAATAAAATAGAACTTACTCTTGAAACAGTCAAGGGAATGAGAATTAAAAAAGGACTCATTACAGAACACTTTATAAATGACGGAGAAAAAGCAAGATGTGTTCTGACTAATCCTCATATTTTGATTGCTGATAGACGGATTGCCACTAACTCTCAGATAAAGAATATTTTAGAAGCTCTAGTTAAAATAGGTAGAACTGATTTACTTGTAGTAGCTATGGATATTGAGGGCGAAGCTTTGGCTTCGTTTATAATCAATCATCAACGCAGAGCTATGAATATTGCTTGTATTCAAGCTCCTTACAGAGGGCAACAACAAAAAGATTTCTTGACTGATTTAGCTATTCTGACTGGTGGAAAAGTAGTTAGTGAGGAGGCTGGAATGTTTTTAGATAAAGTAGGATTAGAAGTCTTAGGAACTGCAACGCAAGTAATCGTGGATAAGGAAGAAACTATTATATCAGGTGGAAATGCTAACGAAGACCTCTTAAAAGAGCGTATAAGCGTCATAGAGCAACTTATTGAGAAAAGCATAGAATGGGATAGAAAGGTAGCAGAAGAACGCCTAGCAGGACTTACAAGTGGAATAGGAGTGATAAAAGTAGGGGCTTTCACAACTGACGAGTTAAGATTGAAGCGGGATAAAATAGAAGATGCGATAAATTCTACTCGTTTAGCTCTTGATGAGGGAATAATCTGTGGTGGTGGAAGTGATTTAGTCCGAGTGGCAAAACTTCATGCTGACCCAATGTTTAAGAAAGCTCTCCAAGCACCATTCTTACAAATGGAAAAGAACGCAGGAATGAATAAGTTTTGGAATAAGTCTATTAAAGAGTTAGAGAATAACTATGATATGGGCTATGACTTTAAGAGCAAACAACTAGTAAATATGTTTGAGGCAGGTATCATTGACCCTTATAAAGTGGAAAGAATAGCCTTGGAAACGGCCATATCTATCGCTAGTATCTTCGCTAGTTTAGATGTGTTCTGTGCAGAGTTTCCTGAAAAACAAACAAATGACTAAATTCTACGTAGATACAGGAGAGATAGATTTAAGCAAGTTATTACCGTTAGTAGATAATGGGACAACGCATGTTACAATTCAAACTCCCAAAGGTTGGAAGTGTAAAAGAAAGAATTGCACTAGTATGTTTAAACATACTCACGGAATTTATCCATCATTAAATGCAAAACCAAGAACCAAAAGTAGAAGATTACTCAATACTAAACTGGATATTTAAGAATGGTATAACGAGTGAAAAAGAAGAACCGCTTGATTTTAAAGACCACGCTTTCCTTTTAGATATTCTTACTGATTGGAGTAAAAACCAAGCAGTAAAAGCCTGTTCGCAGGTTGGGAAAAGTTTGACTTATAACTATAAAGCTCTGTTTGCTTGTGAGAAGTTTCGCTGGAATATAATTTACACAATGCCAACAGACGAGGACGTAAGAGAGTTTGTAGGCACAAAAACTAACAGAATACTAAGTTCTAATCCCCAAGTCTTTAAAGGCATACAGACTGACAACATTGAAAGAAAAGACATAGACGGACGTTCTATTTTCTTTAAAGGAACGGTATCAAGAAGTGCTGCGATTTCTACAACTGCTGACTTACTAATCCACGATGAAGCGAGTCGCTCCAATCAAGAAGCCCTAAATACATACAAGTCAAGAACTAAAGATAGTGCATATAAAGGACGATGGCTATTCTCTAACCCAACAACAGAACGAGATGTGTTAGACTTAGAATGGCAACGTTCTGATATGAAAGAATGGCATATTACTTGCCCTAACTGTAAAGACGAACACTATTTAACTTTCCCTGATAGTATAGATAAAGAGAAGAAGTGTTATATCTGTAAAAACTGTAAAGAGCCAATAAGTGACAATGTAAGAAGAAAAGGTAGGTGGATAGACAAAGACGGTGTTGTTTGGACAGGTTCACTCAACCCTAAATATGAAGTTTCAGGTTGGCACTTATCTCACTTGATAGCCACTAAAATAAGTGCAAAAGAAATACTTGAAGACAGCGAGGGCGACCAAGAGTATTTTAATAACTTCGTATTAGGCGAACCATATAATCCTGGAGACCTAACTGTTTCACGAACCACAATCTTAGATCTTTGGACACCTAAAGACTTGATAACCGGCAATTACTTTCTAGGGGTAGACGTAGGAAATATCAAACACTATGTTCTAGGCAGTGAATTAGGAATAATCAAAGTAGGCAAGTTTACCGAGTGGCAAGTCTTAGATGATATGATGAAACACTACAAGCCAAAATTGGTAATAGATGCTTTGCCTGACAGCACAATGTCAAAATATTTTGTGAAGACTTACCGAGATACTTTGATGTGGTATCCTATGGAAAACGCTAATAATCCCCAGCTCGTAGTATGGTATGGAGAGAATGACAAAAAAGGAATAATTTACTCACACCGAGATAGAAGTATAGATATGATGATTGATGATATGGTACAGGCTAAGTTTTTGATAGGTGTGCCGAGCAATAAAGAGTTTGTGGATTATATTAAGCATTTTGAAACACTAAGACGAGTAAAGGATACTAACGCAAAAGGAATTGAACGATATTGTTTTGTTGCGGGAACAAAAGTAATTACAAATATTGGAGAAAAAAATATTGAAGATATAAGTATTGGAGATAAAGTCTTAACAAGAGATGGTTTTAAAAAAGTTTATAAAACAATGAACAAATTGTCAGAGGTTATTATCAGAGGAGGATTATGTGGAACTCCTAACCATCCCATATTTACAAATAGGGGTATACAACCGTTGCTTTCTATTCCTTTGTATGATAAAGTTTATATATGGCAAGTGAAAAACAAATATATAAAAATGTTGCATATTATAGATACCCTCAAGCAAAAAGTTTTACAGACCGTAACTATTTTAGACCAGCAGAAAGATACAGAAAAATGGGATATCAAAGATTACACCAAGAAGTTTATAAAGATAATTTTGGAGATATTCCTAAAGATTTTGTTGTTCATCATAAAGACCATAATTCATCTAATAATTCGCCAGAAAACTTGGAACTCTTACATAGGAAGGAACACTTTAAATACCACTTTGAAATCAATTACAGAGACCCAATGTGGGCTAAAAATAGGTCTGCTAAAAGAAAAGAGGGATATTTCGAAGGTCTTGATAAATGGCAAAAAACTAGCGAGGCTAAAGAATTTTTCAAAAAACATTCTAATGAAACTTGGTATACAAAATATTGGAGATACTTTCTTTGTAGAGAATGTGGTAAAAAATCTAAAACAAAACATAAAAGAGGAGGAATATATTGTAGCGAACAATGTGGTAGAAAATGGTACAACAGATACTACAGTAATAAAAAAAAGAGTTTATAATCTAACAATAGAAGATACACCAGAATATTTTGCAAATGGGGTTCTTGTTCATAATTGCTGGGAAAGCACCACTAGTGTTGACCATTTTTGTTTTGCTACTTTGTTTTACCGCTTAGCAGTGGCAAGTCAGTCTAACGGAACATTTTTACCAGAAACTATTAAACCATATCAAATAATCTCTAATGATAATAAAATTGGAGATTGGAGTAAATATTTTGACTCACTAAAATATGAAAGATGAAATAATAAAAATACCAGTTTATATGGTGAATGAAGATGCAAAACGCTTTTTAGAATTTCAAGAACACTATGATTTTTTTAGTCTTTTGATAGATAAAAAAGTGCATCAACAAAAAGGAGCTTCTATAACACTTAACATAGATAATAAAGGACGAATTGGAAGCATTACAAGAAATGATGTGTTGTATTTATCAACTGTATCATTTGACAATGTTAATCCAAAAAGTGTATAATGCGAGTAGTATTGACTAAATGTTGCAAGTATAGTAAAGGAAGCGTATAATATATACAATTAAATAGATTAAAGCTCAAACTTACAAAAAAAAGAGAGCGTTCCAAGCAAATTGGTGCGTTCTTTTTTTATTTCAATGAAATTTTCCATAGCAAAACTAAACGAAAGTCAACTTGCAAAACTCATAGAACAGAGATGGGCTTCTTCTGATACAGTTTGGGAAAAGATAAAGAAAACTTACGAAAATAACACTAGGGCTTATGAAAATAACAATGATTGGCTAACTAAAGTTCCAGCCACTATTTTAAAAACACAAGCAAATCGTATTTTTCCTAATATGGAAGCAGTTATTAACTCAATTATTGCAAATCCACCGGGAATTAACTTTATCCCCGGACGAGAAGGTGAAGAAAGCCAAAAACTAGCTAGAAAATACGAAAAATACTTTCTTAAAAAGTATAGAGATATAACGTC